CACTGGGCTCAATTCCAAGAGCGCTGTGCACCAAAGGATGTATTTGCTAAAAAACCGTGGATATCTTGACTTTATTCCACATTCTAGTAGATCAATGTACTTGCTATGAACCGTATTGGTATTGGCGCTGGATGCTCAAATGAAAAAACTTTTTTACAAATAGTAGATTTTAGCCAATACCGTAATACCATCTGTAATTCTCCATATGGGATAAGGGATACCGGGTATTGGCAAGTATTGGCAGTATGATAAAAACAGTATAAAAATGATGATTTTAAGGATAAAATGAGTGAAAAGGATATATATACCAATAAGTTAGCACGGTTGGAAGAAAAGGTCGTCCGTAATACCATTGCCAATACCAGAGATATGGCATTGAAATACCCACGAGGTGAGGATGGATTGACTGAAAAACAAAGGATTTTTGTTGAAATATACACTGCTAATGAAGGGAGGTTGACTCCAACAGAGTGCGCTAGACAGTCAGGATACAAAAGAGAGCGTGCTCCAACTACGGCATCAGAATTATTGAACGTCAAGAAATATCCACGTGTTGTTGCTGCTGTACAGAAGAAGAGAAGTGAACTAGCTGAAACCCATAGGGTTGAAATGAACAAGCACATTCAGGAATTAGCTAGACTAAGAGATAAGGCATTAGGTGATAAGTCTCACAGTGCTGCAATTAATGCTGAAAGGTTGCGTGGTCAAGCGGCAGGATTATATATTGAAAGAAAAGAAATTAGAACAGGATCAATTGATGATATGTCAAGGGATGATGTGTTAAGACAATTGAAGGAGTTAGGATTAACAGGTGAATTTAAAAAAGAAAATAATAAAACTATCCTATCGGTCGAAAAGAAATCCGGTAGCAAAAAGCTTAAGGACATCACACCAATACAAACCGAGAGTAGTTAGGGATAAAACCAAGTATGACCGTAAAGACGGAAACAAACTTCTACAAGAATTTAAAGAAATGCTTGGAAAGTGGGAGTGAGAAATACATAATAACTAGGATTGAATCATACGTTACACCAGGATTCCCGGATTGCCTAATATATCATAACGATGTGGGATTTTTTACATTAGAATTGAAAGTTGTAAGACGTAACAAAAAAGGTATTGGCAAGGTATTGATTTCACCTCTTCAAATCGCCTGGAATACTATTCATATGATTCACGGTGCACCAGTATTAATCTTAATACATGATCCCGGTCGGGGGATCACGAAACTATTTCCAAGCTCCAAACTCCTTGAACTCCGCGATAAAAGCTATGATTCAGTGGACGGTGGCCTGTGGGCCGGGGCGCTGGACGCATCCTTCGCTGCGGAACTCCCTAAACTCCTGAAACTCCCGTAATTCCGCCAATTTTTCTTGGACCTCCGACGCACGCGCCAGCTGCGCACCGGGCGCGCCCGGGATTTCCTCCTCGCCAAACTCCCTTGATTTCCGCCACTTTTCATCTGGCAGCTGCCTGTGGATCCTGGATGGACCGGGCGTCTTCCCAGTCGGCAGAAGTATCCCGTAAATTATTAATTATTTACGGGATTAAAAATAATCAAATGAGTTCTTGCATTGTGGATAAGTTTATGGTATAATAGGAACATAAATAGAAAGAGAAGGTACATATGGTCGTAGACGATAGCATAAACCAAGCACTCAATAGGATTGCAGACAATCAAGAAGAAATGATTGATGTCTTAAAACGAATTGCGAATCATTATGATGGGGTTGTTCCCGTGATGACGAGAAACGCAAAGCGTGTTGAAAGGGCACAAGAAGAGGCTGAGGACAGTTTCGGGGAAAAGGTAAGAAGTATCTTTACACCTCAGACTAACTAAAACTCCCAAACTCCGCTATAGCCACCAATTTCGATTTGGTGGCTAGGAGTATGTTATCCAGCGCCCGGCGCCCGCTGCGCGTTAAACTCCGAAACTCCGACATAGAAACGGGAGTTTTCTGGGGTTTTATTTTTGTGTAGCTGGGACTACCGGGGCGCCCGGGTGAGTGCGTTCACGGATGAATGGCGGAAATCAGCCATTTATTTTCCTGAATTTCCTGTGGACAGATCCAGGAAGTCCTGGTAAGATGTAATAACCTGGAATTGCAGGTAGAAAGAGAAGGTTATAATGGACTGACTAACGTTATTAATACCTGTAAAATTGGCTGTAGGCCTCATTATTTTATGGGTTATCATTAAACATTGGGTTTGAAGCTCCTGAAGAGTCTCAAGCTCCAAAGCTCCCGGGAGGTCCGCCAGTCCTGACGCAGCTGCACATGCTGCCAGCTGGTGGAACCGGGCGCCGGGACTTCCTCCCTGACTTAATAGTTATCCACAAGATTGATGAAGATGAGGTTGCTTTGAATTTGGATTCGTGCTATAATGAGGGTAGAATTAGAATGGTGTTACACATTACTAGTTTCAGAGGCGATGGCTAGTCCTATCTCCCTCGATAAGAGCAAAAGAATTGTGTTCGAATTGTTATTATAACATAGTACTAGTGAACACAGTAAGAGGCAAGATAAACGGAGTTATTCGGCTCTTGCCTCAAAAGAGATGGTAATGGAGTTTAGTCCTTACTCGGTTGATCAGTAGTCCGTTCTAAGCTCCCAAGCTCCCCAATACTCCCCTAATTAAACTTCGATGATGATGATGTCTTAACCTGACGCCCGGGGCGCACGGGACGCAGCTGACGGGTTGAAGCTCCGATGAAAACTCCTCTTTATCTAACCACTTTGAATGGCTGATGTATGTCCCCGGGCATCCTGCAGCGTCAGGCAAAATTTAGTCCACATTTAATTTGAATTAGCTGTTGCTTTTAGGTATTTAATGCTTATATTAGTAACTAGAAATAGAAACAAAGGAGTCAATATGACAAAAGCAGAATTTAGAAATATAGTGAAGAATGGTTTCTTCAGTTGTAAATGGATCAAGAACAATGGGGAAGTTGGAAATATCACTAGAGGTATTGTTGGACAGAATGGCTACAGGTTTACCAAGAGTGGAGAAGTAAGAGAACACGCAAATTACCTATTGGTATTCTGTGTTGATAACAGTTCTCAAGGTCAACATGGTTGGGCAAATGTAAATCCAGACACGATACTTGAAATCAATAATGTGAGTTATCCACAATGAATTTAATTACTTTCATAATAGCTATATCTTTGATGTGGCTATTAATATACTATAGTGTCATTAATTTATAACAAAGGAGAAGCAGAAATGACAAACGAAGTCACTACTACTAAACAAACCTCAGTAACTAATGTAGACATTAGTCCTATTATTAAAGAGGTAATTGAATACACTAAAGACCAAGCAGTAATGAAGGACATTAAACAAGTCCTCGCTTCAGTTCCCAAGTCAAGTAGCATGGATTGGAAGCTAGTAAGTGGTGTAATAATGAACTCACTAGTTGAGTGGGTTGTTGAGAACAAAGACAATGATAATGTTAATTCATTGGATTTAATTAAACACTTACAAAGAGATATAGGTTACTTACTTGAAAGGTTAGGTTTAGCTTCATAGTTCCTTTGTTGCTAATGATGGAAGAGGGCGATATCATGAGTATCGCCCTTTTTTTATGCCCAGGCTACTAACTGTAGTGGTACTACCAATAGTAGTGTTGCAATAATACAACACAAGTCTGGCGCCCGGGTCTCGCAACTGAAGACAGTTACTCGACCCGGTGCCGAACCTCCACTGTCTATTGACCCCCAACCCCCCCTTTTCCAATAAGCATGCTTTAGAATTTATCGAATAAGGTTTGAGGGTGACAATCACCCCAAAAAACGTTATATAAAGAGGTAAGGGTAAAAAATTTTTAAAAAATGAAAAATATTTCTAATTTAGAGAGTCTTGATACCAGAACTTTGAAGTATATTCTCAAAAATGCACTTCTTGACAAGCAGGAAAAGACCCAAAATGATTTTTTGACCTTTGTAAAGGCAGTTTGGCCCGATTTTGTTGAAGGAAAGCACCATAGAATCTATGCTGAGAAGCTAAATCGCATTGCAAACGGCGAATTGAAGCGATTAATCGTAAATATGCCTCCAAGGCATACAAAATCCGAATTTGCGTCACATTTATTTCCAGCATTTTTCATGGGAAGGCATCCAAAGGCAAAATTGATACAAACCACGCATACTGGCGAACTGGCAATTCGATTTGGACGTAAGGCTAAGAATATGATAGAATCATCAGAATATGAAAGAGTTTTTCCGGATGTTCGGTTGGCGGCGGATTCTAAGGCTGCTGGCCGTTGGGAGTCGAATCATGGTGGGGAGTATTTTGCTGCTGGTGTCGGCGGCGCTATTACTGGTCGTGGTGCCGATTTGCTGGTTATTGATGATCCTCACTCAGAACAGGATGCTTTGTCTCCTTCTGTTTTGGAGTCTCATTATGAGTGGTATACTTCTGGTCCTCGTCAGCGTCTTCAACCTGGTGGTGCCATAGTACTAGTTATGACTAGGTGGTCTGTAAAAGACCTTACTGGCAAACTGCTAGAGGCCCAGGGAAAAGATGATGAAACGGATCAGTGGGAAGTTGTTGAATTTCCTGCCGTCATAAACGAGAAGCCCATGTGGGGAAATTTTTGGTCCATGAAGGGATTGATGGGAGTGAAGGCTTCCATCCCGTTGACAAAATGGCAGGCACAGTGGATGCAGGCACCAACCTCTGAGGAAGGTGCAATCATAAAACGTGAATGGTGGAAGACATGGGAGAAGGATGACATACCAAAACTTCAGTACATCATTCAGTCATATGATACTGCGTTCAGTTCAAAGGAAACGGCTGATTATTCAGCGATAACAACATGGGGAGTTTTTGAGCCGGAAGAGGGAGCAAAACCGAATTTAATTTTATTGGACGCAAAAAAAGGAAGATGGAACTTTCCGGAACTCAAATCAATAGCGCAGGAAGAGTATAAATACTGGGAACCAGAGGCAATTCTCATAGAGGCCAAGGCCAGTGGACTTCCGTTAACTCATGAGTTGCAAAAGGCAGGAATACCTGTTATAAATTATACACCCTCACGAGGAAATGATAAACACTCGAGGGTAAACAGCGTAGCCCCACTCTTTGAGTCGGGAGCGATATGGGCGCCCACTAAAAAGTTCGCCGAGGAAGTGATAGAGGAATGCGCAGCATTTCCTTTTGGCGATCACGACGATTACGTGGATTCAACCACGCAAGCGTTGATGCGTTATAGACAAGGATATTTTGTCGGGCTGAAGGAAGACTATGAAGATGAGGAGAGCATTAAAATAGGAGGGAGAGAATATTACTAATGGCAAAGGAAGATAAAAAAAGCTGGATTGACCGTGCGTGGTCATGGCGTGACAAGCTTAGAAAGAAAGCGGAACCGGTTAGATCATGGATGGACAAAAAGGATCGCGAGGTGGGAGAAAAAATAGTCTCCAGTTTTTCTGATTTTGGACAAAATGTTGATAAGGCAAGCATCACGGACACCGGTAGAATATTTGGAAATTATTTAGACTGGGAAAAGGACTTAATAGGCTCATCCGCAAGGACCATTCCAAGAGCGCTTGGATTTGATATGGAATACTACGATCCTATGAAATGGGGTTCTGAGGGAAGAAACACGCTACTTCCCGGAATTGATTTTCAGGGATGGGACGCCGGACACATGGGAACTGGAGCAGCTTCGTATCTGGACAATCCAGTAGGAAACTTTTTGGGAGGGCAGTACGATGAAACCCTTTCCCTTGCAAATCCAGAAAGCGTAGCGAGCAAGTTTTTAAAGCAGTATGACAGCGAAGCTGCCTATAATGCATGGAAAGTTGATAACGTTACCGATAAGGACAAAGAAAAAATAAAGAAAGAAGTTGAAAGTGAATTGAACTGGTTTGACTGGGCCAACAAGTATCCATACAATCCCAAGCAGGATTTTTATAATGCAAGAAATGATCTGTACGCCAACAAGGAATGGGAACATTTCCTTGATCCTTACATGAAGGACGTTGGGGAAAAATACAAAAAAAGAATGCTTAGTGAGTTCGGTGCGTATGACGTTACAAATCCTGCCTACATGTCAAATTTGGGATCGAATAAACCGTTGATAATGCAATCCCAGAGTGGTGACGAGCAGTACGCGGTTGATACTGACTGGTTTAACGCACTCTACAAGGATTTGAAAGGTGACGCCAAAACCTATCCGGATGAATTTAACTTCGGGGCTTTGGATCCGCTGTATGATACGTGGACACAGGATTTTAGGTATGAATATGACGAACCGGATCTTTATGAGCACTGGATACCCAACGTAGGAGCCGGAATTTTAACTGGAGGGGGAGTTATAAGAGCAGTGAACGCTTTGGCGAGAAAGGCACCCAACTGGATGCAAACAGG